GAGCAAGTTAGTAAAGATACGCGCAACGGTTCGCAAAATAAAAAATCTTCTAACCAGTCACAAAGCTTTAGAGAGCGTTATAAGCCAAAGACAAGTCATCAGCTAGCTGAGCTACGTCGTTACGGTCTTTAATATACATAGATAATATACATAAAAAAGAGGCATCATATGATGCCTCTTTTTATTGCCGCTGTAGTTTAAATTTTCTTACAACCTTTAGCCATATATAATTCATTCAGCTTATCCTGCTGAACATACTGGATTGGATCTTGATACCCAGCATCAACAAAGCCCTTTACTCTCATACTAGATGAAGGAGTAGTAGCATCAGCTAGACCATCCTTACGATTAGAGTAGCAAGTCCATGTCTTACTGAAGTCTACTCCTAATTTTACTCCTTCTTTGACGATAGCTTCTTTACTCATAGTTAGTAACGGTGCACCTATTTGAATTCGATTCTCTCTATTAAGAGCGATTAACGCATTCATCGAATCTACGAACTCAACACTACCATCCCAATAACCTGCTAAAGAATCTACCTCTGCAGCCCCATACCATACAGTATCGGCACCTTTCGACTCTGCATATGCACACCCTATTGTATTAAACAATTGATTCCGGAAACGGTACATAACTAACTGGCTGAGCATCACCGGCCATTTTACTAATATCTGGGTTATCGATATCGGTATTAGTAAGTGATGATGTAGGTGCTAGATGTTGAATAAAGCGTACATCAGCTGTATAGTGATCTACNTCNATATCNGGAAACTTACTCTTGATCGCATCAATCTGATGCTGTATACAGTCAAGTTCACGTACATGTCGTTGACCATAGTTATAGGATATAAGGTTAATTGTCTTAAACCCCCTATCAGCAGCCATATGCAATAGCACAACACTATCCATACCACCACTTATTGATAATACTAATCTTTTACTCATTTTATAAAACCTGCTTGTTGTAAATCTATAATAATCTCTGCAGTATGTATTATAGTATTCAATACCAACAATGCAATTATAATTTTAGTACTAGTCCTCATCCGAAATAAGGTCTGATAACGGCTTTGGTTTTGGTTTTTCTTCTTCAACTTCATCAGGTATTTCTTCTCCCTCTTCATTTGAGTAAGACCACGCCTTACCGATACGATCTTCCACTACTGGTAGAATAATATTTTCCCAAAGTTCCTTATCCTTACGCCAGTTCTTATAATACCCTAATTTCTTACCATCTGGTAGCTGGTATGTAGCACCTGTACAAATAACAGCACCAACACCTACAGCTAGATCGAGCATACCGAAGTATCTATCCAGTCCAGAAGCAAATGATAGGTACATTTCACCTTCTAGGTACTGTTTAATAAATCGATTCTTACGAGTAAGAGCTCTAATGATAATACCTGCATAGTTTTTCTGAGCTACTGCAGTTTCACCATCCATAGTCTTACCACCGTCTGATTTAACTGGCTTCCGCGCTAGTTGAATTGTAACAGATGGAAGATACGTACATGACTTACCACCTGGCATGTTCTTCTCGATAGATGGAAACAACGCAGCTGGGTTATCATACACGTGATTAGTACAAAGAATAGTTGTCTGTGTAACTGCACCTAAATTAGTACAGGTCTGCATTAATGACTTCATAGCACGAGCATTTGTACCCATATCTGTCGATGTACTATCCTTACCCATACGGGCTAAAGATAATTCCGATTGTAAATTACCGAGTGAATCGATAGCTACAATAAACTTACCTTCAAGTCCTTTCTCTTTGACCGAAGTAAGAAACTTATACAATGCATTACGTGTTTGTTCGATACTAATACACGGTACATACTTAACATTACTAACATCAAGACCGAGTCTTTCAGCTCCTTCAGGATCGATAGCATTTTCAGTATCGAATATAACTGGAATTAGCCCCTCTTTCTGAGCAGCTGCTAGTATTTTCATTACGAACAACGACTTGCCGGTCATTGATTCACCAGCCAGCATAGTAACTCGACCTTTTGGTATACCACCATGAATCGAGCCTGAAACAATTGCATTGAGAACATAAGAACCAGTATCGATCCAACCACCGACACGGCTTAATGTACTATCAGATAGATAGGTTGCAAACGGATTAACGCTATCGATATCATCGAGAGCTTTTTTAACGTCTTTTTCCATACATTTATTATAATATAAGATAACAAAACCTCCAGAAATATTTCCAGAGGTCTTAAATTAGTTGTGAGTAGTTTTATTGGCTCCGAAGGTAGGGTTCGAACCTACGACCTAGTGGTTAACAGCCACCCGCTCTACCGCTGAGCTACTTCGGAATAAAGATTTTAATATGGTGGGCAGAGTTGGATTTGAACCAACGTACACTTACGTGAGCAGATTTACAGTCTGCCGCCTTTAACCACTCGGCCATCTACCCATATTAAATGGAGCTTTCTGTCGGATTCGAACCGACGACCTGGTGATTACAAATCAACTGCTCTACCAACTGAGCTAAGAAAGCATTTACTCATCAAAAAGTTTAATAACTTCCGGCTCTTCAGATTGAACTGCCGGAGCTGGCGAATTGATATTTTCATACTGCTGAATAATCTTATCGTCTAACTCAACATCTGAGATAGCGATAGAGGCTTTATGAAATACCCAGTTGTTTTTATTTTTATCTCCTTTAATAAACTCCATAAAGAGATAAGGAAAAGATTGAACCTGGAGCTGACCTGTTTGTTGATCCGGCTGTACATGGATAATAACAGGGTTATTTAAGGTGATTGTGGTATCGTTCTCGTCGGTAATTTTACCGACAACAGTACGACCAATAGTATCTACAATACATTTAATGTCTGACATACACCTATATTAAGTTATAAATTAATTTTATCAACTATATTTTTTGCTTCTTCCAAAGATTCTACCGCCTGTTTAGAAAGGTAAGTGGATTTATCAGAAGCGTGTTCTAATGTATTCTTATAGGTAAAGATAGCTTTTCGTATTCCTTCAATTTGTGGTGATGCTATCTCACCTGTACCATCATCCGTACCATTAAGTACATTTTTAAAAATTGACAGTACTGTTCGAATACCGTCAATTTTACCTCGTTTAAATGCTGGGTGTTCCTTTGGAGTGTTATCATCCTGCGGACGATCTAAATAACTATCAGACATAATTTATGTTATTTACTAAACAAGTCAAATAATTCCACCTGTACATTTTCAGCGGGCTTACGTATCGTCCATTTTACATTATCATAAAATCTCTGAATAGATTGAAAGAGAATTTTTTCAAACATCTTATCGTAATCCGGCTTAAAAATATCTTTAAACTCAGAAGGATGTTCATATTTAAATCCTATACTCTCTAACCCGAACTTATTGGGTTGCTCGACATACATATACCTAACTTTATCACCAGAGCTAATTGACTCGTACCGATTACCGGTTTTTAGCTTTTCTAACATCAGGTTATAAAAGTAAGCAGACTTAACATGTATAGGCATTCCTTTTGTAGTAGAAAACTCATTACACTGAACAGCGTACTTTTCATAACTCTTCACACCCATCACGAATGCCATATCTTCTGGTGATAGTGTCTTAAAAACGTCATATGTCTCGTTTAGTACTTCATTAGTCTTAGCTAACGACTGCGTTGTGAGCATAGTCTCAATAATCTTTTTAGCATACGGCTTAATAGCGTTAGGCATAGTCGTTCTAACAACCTCGACACCAGTATACTTAAACTTATTTTCCCGAATCCCCTCATCATCGAGAATATGCATCACATATCGCTTCTTTTGAAGAAACACACCAACATCAGCGATGCATTCCCGCTTGAAAATAAATCGAGGATCTTTAGTTAGCAAAGCTTTACGTGCCCATATACCAATATCCTCATTGAGCTTATCCTCTATGCGTTGAATTTCGTCATACGTCTCCTGATGAATGATTCCATTCTTCTCATCTTCAAAGAACTTAATACCATTTTCAACTAAGGGTGATATAGAAATGTAAGACGAGTCTGTATCATTATAGATGATACACTCTTCAAGTTCATGATCACTTATATCTTTATCAATATTTGCACGAATGTACTTTTTAAGCAGTTTATTAGATTCCTTAATAACAGCTTGCCCTGTTAGTGTTACTGACGAAGCAATATCATCATCACCAATAGGAGCGTTCTTGTTACCCATATACCCATAACAACTATTTACAAGAATCTTAATAACCATCTGCGATGTGTTAAGGCGCTCCACTTCATACTTAAGTTCAATATTACTAGGATCCTTCTTAAGATCTTGTTTACATTTAAACAGCTTCTTCTTAATCTTAACGCGTTGATTATAGTAATATTCAAGAAACTCTGGTATAATACCTTTCTTCTTTTGACTAAAGAGAAACCCGGCCTTCGATAGTGCACACTCTTCTGTTTTAACGAACTTTACAAAATCAGGCTTCGTCAATTCAAACAGTTTACCGGATACATGCTGGATAGTAACCTTATCATCGGTAGTTTTTTCAATCTTACCGATCTTTGTCTCTGGTGACGTATTAAGAGATATCATCACGTTGGGGTATAGTGAGTTAGCGTCAAACGATACTACATTTTTCTTAAACCCGCGTTTAGGTTCTGCAACATACGCACCAGGGTTCTTACCCGTATCTACATTTCGTAAAAACGTTGAAATAATTTCACCTCGCTTACGAGCTCGTATAGTAAGAGCGCCATTAATAACTTGAATAGTACCCATAGCACCTTCAAGTGTAGTAAGGCCCACATATGAGAGCATTCTAAGTAAAGGTATATATTGAAGCTTCTCTTCTAATCGTACAAGTAGGTTAACATCTTGAATGTTGTAGTCAATAAAAGTATTCCAATCTTCATCTGCTAGTTGATGAAGACTCATTCCCCCATAATCAACCTTATTCTCACCAAGCTCTACTTCACCAATAGCATCCAGTTTATAAGATTCTCTCAACTTAAGGCAAAAGCGTCTATATACATCAAGGTAGTCGAGACAAGCGATACCATCTACATAGTATCTCTTTTGATCCCTACCAAACTTACCCTTTACTGCTCTAAAATGAACGTTCTTAAGCGGTGAGAGACGATTAACATAGTCTTGACCTAACACTCTTTCCATCCGATTAATAATATATGGAATATCAAAAAACTCTGAGTTCCAACCGCTTAAAATATCCGGAAAGTCGTTTTCGAGATATTCGAGAAACTTAACGAACATAGCTCGTTCATCTCTACAATGAACATAGATAAGATCGTCTCTACCTTTACCTGTATATTCCTTAATACCGAATGTATGGAACTTCTTTGTAAAGTTATCCCAGCAAGTTATAACATTAACAGTATGGGTTGGATTATCTACATCAGGAAAACTATCAACTGAATATGTCTCAATATCTAAAAAGCAGTACTTAATAGGTGTAGTATTAAATTCCGGCTTCTCATTCTCCTGCCAGTAGGAGTCTAACAGAAATTGCTGAACTGGTGGACAGTTCTCAAACACCCTCTTAAGACCAGAGTCCTGTAGAAATTTATACCTGTTATAAGCAGTATTGAATCTCTTCTTTTTTACTTTCGTACCAAAAATGGAAGTCTTATCACCTCTATTATCTTCAACATAAAGATACGGCTCGAATGAGCACTCAGTAGAAATACGCTTACCATCTTGATCCCAAGTAAACAACGTGACGGTACTCTCTCTACCGTTATAAACAACATTTCTATACATCTCTAATACTATTGTATCAGAGTTCCTTAATTATGCAATAGTAATAACCCTAATTATGAATTCCACTTCTTAAGATACTGTCTCTCCGGAGAACCGTAAGGGGTCGTAAGAGCTTCAATATGTGCACCAATATTATCTGGACTTTCTAGTATACGCTTATTCGCGATATCTCTTAATATAGATACATTTTTATAATATTTGGTACGATTTTTCCAATTTAATATACTCTCTATTTTGTGTTCGAACTCTTCTGGTGAATTAAATCGTAAGCTACCAGGAGCTGAATAGTATGTATCCATATCTTGACATAAACAAGGTATTCCGAGAGTACATGCTTCAATAAATTTAATGTCCGACTTGGCCCTATTAAAATTATTAACCTCTAGTGGTGCAACCATCAATTGTGGGTTAAGGTTAGATATAAAGTGAGGATACTCTAAAAGATTCTTCCACGGGTGGAATTCAATCTTACCCGTTCTAACTAAATCTGCTAATGGTGGTGGAAAAGCTCCGACAAACACCCATTGGTACTTGTCTACAGTCTTTCTTATAACGTTGAGAACTTCAGACATATCATCCTTACCACCTGTCTTGTTATCTACGTCATAATGTGCTCCAGAACCTGTGTAAAGTATCCTCGGTTTCTTTTTATTTTTATCAAAACTACCTTGAACCTTTCTAAGGTTAAAAAGATGTCCCATCCAAAAATTAGGTACGAAATTAGGTATCACAGTAATGTTCTGCTGACCTGTTTTTTCAATATAAAGCCTTCTCATAAAGTCACACGTAACTGTAACTTCATCAACCATATTGATCATATCGATACAGTTTTGTCTAACTTCATTATTATCAAATGCAAACTTAAATTTGTTGTAGTCTGGAATCTCTTCCTTAAATACAACATCATCAACTTCATAAATAATTTTAAAATCATGCTCTTGTTGAACCTTTTTAAGATGTTCTAAGAATTGTTTTTGAGAACCGGATGCTTGCCTTTGTAACTTTACAGCTTTAACTTTTTCATACCATCTTGGATCTGCAACCATGGCTGTAGTTGATTGTGACATACCTCTACCAGTACCATTAATAACTTGCTCAGGCCACAATATACGCCAATGACCACAACCAGAGTAATCAGCTAAATAGTTGATAAATCTGGGCATAGACTCTTCTTTAGGGCGAGGCTGGGTAGGTGCCACACTCGTCTGAATAGGTGCTGGTGGAAATGGAGATGCAAAAGGAACTCCAAATGGCTGTCTATTAAGCATATATAATATATAGGTTACTTTTCAATATAATCTACTCTCTTAGTTATACCGTTTTCCTTTATAAGGTATACTACTTCTCCAGTTACCGCTTTTATTGATTCCTTACGATGGGATATAACAATAGAGCACTCATCAAGCTCTTCTACTCTATCTTGAAGTATTTGTGTTATAAGCTCTATACCTTTTTCATCAAATGACGAATCGAATAGCTCATCATATATTGCAATATTGTACTGTACACCGCCCTGTAAGCGACGAATATCAGAAAATGTAAATAAACATGCTAGGTCGATCGATTTACGCTCAGCTCCGGAGAAATTGAAGTAGGAACATAGCTTATTCTTTTCATTAAGAATTTCTTCTTCAAAATACTCGTTAAATACGCAGATCGAATTTGAATCTAGTCGCTTAAGGTAGTGTAATAATTTACTATTAAGTAGTTCTAATAGTTTGTTTACAATATATGACTTTACGCCCTCTTCAGAAACTACATATTTAACTATATCAAGTTTAGATATTGCGTCCCTATATTCCTTAACCTTAGTCTCTAGTTCAGTTAAACGCAGCTGCGTTTCGTAAATAATAGTATCAAAATCAGTCTCTGTTTTATTAATAGTTTCAAGATCTACTTTTAATTCATCTTGCCATTCATTAAGCTGATTAATTCTTTCGTTAGTATTTTGCTTCTTTTGAATAGTTACCTTATTATCAGCTAACTTATTATTATACTGGGTAATTGAAGTATGAATTTTCCGTTTTACATCACGAGCTTTATCTAAACTAACTGTAACCTCTTTTATATCTCGAACCATCCGCTCAATCGTTTCTTTGAGCTTTTTCTTTTCTTCAGCAATCTTTGTTGTGTCATGATCTTCGATTGGACGCAAACAAACAGGACACACATCTTCATCCGTACCAAGCTTTTTATACTTCTCTTTAACATGACCTATTTCTGATTTTGCGGAACTTATACCCTCGATATATTTATCTATTTTATCCTCACACTCAACCAATTTACCCTTATATCTGTCTATACTCTCACTTACTTCCTCTACATTAACTTCTCGTAAAGCAGATATTTGATCTTTTAATAAATTTAACTCCTTTTGATTATTAGATTGTCTTGTAGCATATAGTTCCTTTTTTTGGGCTCGTTTTTGGAGTAACTTTTCTTTTTGAGTATTATAATTATGAAAACTCGTATTAACCTCATCTAGCTTTGTAACTTCAGTATCATGATCCCTCTTAACTTCATTATATTCAGTCCTTAAAGCAGATAGCATTTGACTAAAGACTTCCATTCCAAAAATATCCTCAATAAACTTTCGTTTTTCGACTTTATTTTTAGCCATAAAAGGTATCGCATTATTAACAGTCATAATAACACAGTTTTGAAAGATAGCTGGTGAAGCACTTAAGACATCACATATATATTTGTTCGTATTACTAATACTATCACGTGTTTTATCAACACCATTCTTATAAATAAACACTTTTGACGGAGATAAATTTCTAACTATCTTATATTCATTCTTACCAGATGGAGTAATTACATCAAAGTCGAGCTCTACATGCGTCTTACCATTAGTTAAATTATTCGGTATAAGATCCTTTTTAATCTCACGTAAAGTGTCACCAAATATAGAGAAATAGATAGAATCTGCTATAGTACTCTTACCGATAGCATTTCTTCTCGCAGGTTTATCTTTATTCGACCCTGTAATAATATGAAGACCCTTAGTAAACTCAACAGTTACAGGGTCTTCGCCAACAGAAAGGAAGTTTATAATACTTACTTTTTTAAATTCGACTCTTTTCATATAAATTTAGAGTATAATCAATAATATCCTTTTTATTTGTTATTTCAAGTAGATTAATAAACTCTTCTATCGCTTGCGGTATATCAATACCTGAGAGATCTTCTTTAGCCTCTGTATTCTCTAAAATTCGATTAAAGTTAATATCATAATCTACAGTAAGATTTCTTGGTTTAAGTAAATTAAGCTTTTTGAGAAGAATATCCATATCCTCATGACAGATATTCATATCTACCTTTAACTTTACAATATTATTACAGACAAGATCTATAACATGTTTAGTTATATCACCTTCTCTAACTAATACACTTAGAGGTACCTTCTTATATATAGGTGAAATAGTATTTGGAGTAAATTCATACTCCATATTATCAAGATCTAACACGTAGTACCCTTTTTCATTGTCAACATCTCCAAAATCCATTTGAAAAGGATTACCACAATACAGTATGGTTCCCTTACCAAACTTTTTTTCATGTCTAGTGTGGAAATGACCTGAAACAACTAACTCAGATTTCTTTAATAGATCTTTTATCTTGACTCCCTCCTCACATACCTTATATGAATTCATTTTAAATGTTTCAATTTCAAAATGACCAAATATAATATCACTTTGCGGTATATCACAGGGATTTGTATTCCATGGACAAAAAGTTAATGTCTTATCAAACGCTTCAATCGTTAAAGGCTTATCTAGAATAGTAACATTTGTTCTCTTCTTAAAGATTGAGAGGGAGTTTACATCTGTACGATGTTTATAGTAAATATCGTGATTACCAGTAATAGCTATAATATTAAAGTCAGATAAAATATCTAGAATATCAGCAGATACCTGTAGTGTGTTAACAGATATCTCACTTCGGTTATGATGCCAGTCACCACAAAATATAAGATCTTTGATATTTTTTTTCTTACATTCTTCCTTAAACCACAACGCCCATTCAAGCGCGTTTTTATGCCATTCTGTACTATTAGAATGTACCCCTAGATGAAGATCAGAAAATATAGCAAAGCGCGGCTTATTAATCGTGGTATAAGTCATCTTCTTCATCAACAGGTTTTACATATACAACCCCACCGCCGGTGTTATCCGGGTTAGTCATATAAGCTTCATAAACTTGTTCTTTATAGTTTTTCAAAGCCTCGTGATGTTTTTTCTCTTTCTTGATCCTGTTAATAAATGCATTGAAAGCTATTGTGGTAAAATAAGAGAACGGGTTAGATCCACTCTCAAATTTATACTTCTTATACTTCAACGCGGCATACATTTTAACCAAAGCGTCACCAATCATATCATCTTTATAAGTGTAGTTAATAAAGTTTGAGTTATAACTTAGACCGTATGAAATCTTTTTAATGTTTTCTGCCAAGTCGTCGGTTAATACGTCAGTATCGTAATATTTTTGAAGGGAAGCCTTGAACACTTTAGGTTCAATATAATACTCGCCCTCTCTCTTTTTCCTAGACATTAAAGATATTATAACTTACTATATATCTTTTTCAACGTATTTTATCTTTTCTTTGTCATATATCTGCTTACGCTTATTACTATGACGGATACCGTATCTCAACTTATCACATATGTCAAAGATAACAAGCTTATCTTTCGATTCATGCTTACGCAAACCTCTACCTATAGACTGTACTGTTCGAATAAAAGACTTACCACCGGCCGCAAATATAATATTATGTATGTTCTTAATATTTACACCAGTGGAAAAAATAGCGCTTATTGCAATACAAATAACGTTACTCTTCTTCTCCATTATTTTTTTAATCTTATCTCTTTCCTCTACGTCTACTTCACCTCTTATAAAGTACACTTCTTTACCACTTATATTTTGTAAGTGTTCAAGTAACGCTTCGCCGTGTTTTATATGATTGACAAGAATTAGACTGTTGTTATCCAATTTGGTTAGTAGCTTTTGCAAAAATAAATTTCTACGATCACTCTCATAGATAAAATCTAATTCAGCCCTATAACCATTAACACCATCGTAGACAGGACTATGCTTATAGCCAATATTAATAATTTTTATCTCAACATTAGCTAAGTAATCTTCAACTCGTAACTCGTAACTCGACTTCTCGTATATAACTGGACCCAACTTACCAATAATTGACCACTTATCTAAATTATCCTCTGGTAAAGTACCTGTAAATCCGTACTTGTTTGGTGTTATTATCTTGGATATTATCTTACTAATCTTATTACTCGATTTTATTTTGTGACACTCATCAACTATTAGTAGATCAACATACTTCATCCAATCACTCTCATCGAATCGACTCTGGACTATACCTATATTACATATAACCACATTTGCAGTAAGGTCAGGCTTCATCTTACCCGTCCATTTAGTCAACTTAAAGGTTGTACCGCAGTTCATAAACTCATCATATGTTTGAGTTACAAGTCCTAAGTCAGGTACCAACACTATACACTTAAACGTATCCTTATCTTTGCAGTGTTGAAAGTAATTCTCTATAAGAGCGGCTGTAGTAAATGTCTTACCTGCACCAGTTCCAAGCACACAAGTACCTCTACCTAACTTAAGTGACTTTTTGATTACATCTTCTTGATACTCTCTTAAGTCAAATGCAAAATCTTTGTATAGGGATTGTTATAACCTACATTTAAGACTGATTTCAAATTATCAGTAATATTAACGTCAATATTAATTTGCTCTTGTATAAGGTATTGTCTGATTAGCCAATATAGACCTAACTCACATGATCCGGTTGCTGTTATAGCGTACTTACGTCGAGGCGCGAACCTCGAGTAACGCCTAGCGAACCTAGCGGCAGTATTTTCTACAGAAAAGTTTTCTCTAATCTTTTCAAACAACGATGTATCACTGCAAGTAAACTTTAACTTACCACTCGACTTAACAATATCAAAATTAATCATAGTTGTTCCATTTTTTGTATCTCAACGATATTTTTAATCTCGTATCCCATCTGCGACATTATCTTTTCTACTTTTTCAAGATATTCAATAACGTGATTTAAGCCGTATATTTTATCGTTAATCTCAGCAAGGCTATTATGATTTTCTGCTGCAGTCTCAGCAGTACTGTTTGTAATTTTTACCGGTGAGTCACGGATTACTTGTTTAACTATCTCCTTTTTAAGAGTTTTCTTCTTCTTTATAAGCCTATTCTTTTCAACCTTAGCTTCGATGAGCCGAGCCACCCAGTAATGCTTACGGGAAGGTAATCTCATTTGTTGATCTTTTACATTAAAGTCGTCAAGTACTAAATCTTGTCCGACCTCTTCAATGTATCTTTTTAATCGATCATCCACAAAGTTAGTATAAATATAAATATGCAAGAATCAAGAGGTAAATTTGAATCTCAGTTCTTTAAACTAATATCTGAAGATTTAGCAGAGGAGAGTATGTCTGTAGGTGGTGGAGCTCTTGGTCCAGCTGCACAAGGTGGTAAGAGTTTTAATCCGGATGGTCAGATTGACTCTGATGATACAATAGCTAATCGCGATGGAAGACTTGCAAAAATGTTAGGTAGTGGTACACAAACAAGAAGTGGTTATGTATCTAAGAAAAAGAAAGATAAAAAGAAGCGAGGTATAGATGGTGTATTCTTAACTGGCGAAGAAGGTGAGGAAGAAGGACACTCTGAGCACGAAGAACAAAGTAATGGCTGATCTAGGACATTGGCAGGGATTGCTTACAGAAGACACTATTCCGTACGGTTTTATATACGAGATAACTAATCTTACTAATAATCGTAAGTATATTGGTAAGAAGCAGTGTCAATCAGTCCGCAAACGACCGCCTCTTAAGGGTAAGAAGAATAAACGGCATCAAATCGTTGAAACTGATTGGAGAACTTATACTTCTTCCTCGAATGAGTTAAATAAGGATATAATTGAACTAGGAAAGGAAAAATTTAAGTTTGAAATACTAATAAGTTGTGATAGTAAATGGGAACTCTCATATAATGAGATGAAGCTACAAGTAGAACGCGAAGTCTTACT